TTATCAATCCAACCGTGGATGTTGGTAACGAGGATAAGTTAGGTTTTTTACCTGGTGAATTATCATCTAAGATACAACAATACAACGAATCCACATTTACTATTTTAGATAAGATTATTGGTAAAGATAAGGCTACCAAGATGATGTCAGATGGTAAGTTAGAGATTGGTGTTTTAAACTTTCTGAGAGGGGTAAATTTAGAGAATTGTTATGTGATACTTGACGAGGCTCAAAATGTATCACCGATGCAAATCAAGACTTTGATGACAAGAATATCATCAAATTGTAAAATGATTATACAAGGTGATATGTCACAATGTGATAAGTTCAAAGCTAACGGAGTTACAGCATACGAGAAGAGTGGATTTTATGATGCTTGGTATAGATTAAAAGATGTAGAGGGTGTAAATCATATGGCATTTAATAGAGATGATTGTGTTAGACATCCATTAGTTAAGAGAATCCTAAAAACATATGAAGATGAACATGAGATAAAGCTTGACATTTAGAAATATTATTCGTAGATTAATAGAAATAAAAAAGTTATATAAGGAGTCTAAAAATGGCTAAGAAAAATAAAAGTGGTTGGAAAGACTACAAGACTTTCACTCTGAAAGATGGAACTAAGTTTTTAGCTCGTGATGAACATGACGCTAATTTATATCGTCAAAAGGTAGGTGAAGTTGAGTAAACATTACTACGAGAAAAGTGGTATATTAGACTCTAAGGTTAATATCACTTATCATGAGTTATTTACCAAATCTGATTCTGAACTGGCTGAATGGATAGAAGAAGTTCGCCAGTTCATTATTGAAGATTGGGATGAGCGTGGAATACCACCAATGGTTGGTCAATCAATTGAACAGATAATTAGTTCATTTAAGAAACTTAGAGAGTATGACATTCATGGTTTTATAGAGAAGGCTGATGATGGTCAAAGAAACGTTATTAAAAACTTTAATAAGTTTGCTAATGGTGTGAATCAGTTCTTTCCAACTATGTTGAAAACTCGTATTGGTGATATGGGAGAAGGACTCAATTCCATCTATGATAGAATTAAAGAAGATGTTAACAAACCATTATTCTATAAAGCAATGCACAGAGGACTTCGTAGAGATTCTATGTATACTTTTAGTAAGTCTTTATCACAAGACCGAAAGGAAAATGAAAGAAATAAACTTCCGTATTGGAGTGGAGAATCTGCTATTGAATGGTTGAAATATTACAATGATAATAAACTAAAATTTAAGAATCACAGACTATGGATTTCTAAATCACATCAAGAGAAGTATCTTAAACAATATGTTACTATAACTGCTGAAGAGATTAAACAGGCTCATACTGATGGGTTAATTACAGATGAGATGATTACTAATCTATGGTGTCCAACATTAAAAGTTAAGTTAACCATTGATGACCTAACAGATACTGTTATGACTAAAAGTAGAAAATCTAAAACAAATGTTTTCATGATTAGATATTATGATATTAAAACAAGATTATTCCCCAAGGCTTTTCAGATATTTAGGTTGAGTTTAAACTCACAACCAGCAGTTAACTTCCCCCCACTTACTGCTAGATTATTGTATGAGAAATATACAGACCATATCGAACAAGATGAACCACTAAACATTTACGACCCGTCAAGTGGTTGGGGTGGTAGGATTCTTGGTGCTATGTCTTCTAAGAAAAGAATACATTATATCGGAACAGACCCGAACACAGACAATTGGATAGATGAAATAGATAAGTCAAGATACGAGTATGTTGCTGACTTCTTCAATGAACATGGTTTAGAAACCAATCCATTTTGGGAAGAGCCAAAAAATACTTATCACTATTTTCAGTTGGGTTCAGAGCATGTTGGTGACCATCCTGATTATCAACAATATAAAGGTAAGTTAGATATGGTGTTTACTTCACCACCTTACTTTGATAGGGAACAATATTCAGATGATGATGAACAATCATTTAAGGCTTATCCAATGTATTCAGATTGGAGAGATAACTTTCTTAAACCAACGTTAGTAAATGCTTACGAAAGTATGAAATCAGATAGATATCTACTTTGGAACATCGCTGATATCAAGTTGTCTGGTGATAACTTTCATCCACTAGAACAAGATTCAATTGATATTATTGAATCACTTGGTGGTAAGTATGAAGGTAAGTTAAAGATGTTAATGGCGTCAATGATTGGAGTTGACCAATCTAATGTTAAGAACAAAGTTGATGTAGATGGAGTTACATCAAAATATGAACCAATTTTTATATTTAGGAAACCATAATGAATCATGCTACTTTAGATAATTTAGATGAGATAATGGATGTATTCAAACAATACGGAGATACATTCCCACATATCAGAAAAGACAAAATAGAAACAATGATTGAATTTCATAATGTAATATGGGATGAGAAAGTTCTAATCACATACAATCATTATAAGAGGAAACAAGCAGTTGCTATGATGACAGAGAAAGATAGGGTAGTAAGTGCTTATGAGGCTCAAAAAGGTGATTGTATACTACATCAGATTGCTGCTCAGAGTCAAGGCGATGGTAGTGGTAGAAGAGTATTTGAAAGATTTATCGACTATAACAAAGGTAGAGATATTGTTCTATCAGTTAGAAGTTTAAATACAAGAGCTATTGAGTTCTATAAGAAATATGGATTTATCAAAGTTAGTGATATCGAATGGGGTAAAACAAAACAAGTCAAAGGCGAAGTCTACTTGTTAGAACAAAAGCCATTGTATAGATATAAGGAGAATAAGTTTGTCTAAACTAGGAGTTATAAAACATTTGGATGTAGAACCAGCATTATTAGATTATGATGATGTATTGAATTTTATAGACAATACAAAGTTTTCAAGAGTTAAAACAAAATATAGTAAAGGTGATGATTGGACAGCAATCTCTTTACGAGGTTATGGTCCTACACCATTAGATATTTTAAAACCAAATGTACTAAAAAGTAAAGTTAATGAAAGTGCTGAACTACAAGACACGACCTTGATGGACATAGCTGGTTTTGGAGTTATCAAAGAGATACTAGATAAGTTACCATCAACATTTGAACGAGTTAGATTGATGAAGATAAAAGCTAACTCAGGTATCGGTAAACATTCAGATAAAATTGATAAGGATTTTGGATTAGAAGATGGTAAGATTGTTAGAATCCATGTTCCTATCAGAACCAATGACCAAGTTAATTTTTCACTTTGGGATGACAGAGAAGAGATACAAAACTATCTCGAAGAAGGTCATTATTATTATGTAGATGTCCGAGCACCACACGCTGTACAAAACAATAGTGATGTTGATAGGATTCATTTAGTTATCGATACCTATGTAAATAGCGATATATTAAAACTTCTAGGGATTGAAACTTTCTGGTAAAAATGCTTGACATTTACAAAAATTATTAGTAATTTATTATTATAATTATCACACAATGTGATATGTAAACAAAATGCTTTGTATGGGCGATAATTCTAGTAGGACTAGGTTATCCATATCAAGGTAAGAATACAGGAGGACATATGTCCGTATTACTAAAGACTCCTAAGTCTATAAAAGAAACACGAGTAGCTGAAGCACCAAAAGATGGTTACGATGCTTACTTGTATCAATATACCAATCTCGATAACGGAAAAATCTATGTGGGTATCCATGGTGGTAAGAAAAAGAAGAAAGGAGACTACAACGATGGTTATACAAACTCATCAACCAATGAAGAGTTTAATGAGGCTTTGGCTAATCCCAATTCAAACTTCAGATATGAAGTTAAAGAATATGGTTCTTATTCTTTAATGACAGTTAGAGAGAATGATATCTTAACTATTGGAAGAGGGGAAAACAAAGACCTTTATTATAACAAGACCAATGGAGCTCCACAATTCAAAGTTCCTGACTTTGATGCGGTTGATACTTTAGTTAAGAGAGTTAAAAATGGTTATTATAAAGTAGTTAAAATGAAGAGAGCTGAGTTAGAAAAACTCGAATTTCTTCAAGTTAGAACAGAAGAACATCCTGGATTAAAAAAGGATATTGCTCAAAAAATAGATGAAGCTGCTGGTGATACTTCCAATTGTGAACCTATCATTATAATGGAAGGTAGAGGTGCAACAGAGGGAGAAGACATCGGTGCAGATGGTTGTCATACTGTTGGTGGTGGATTAATGTCTAAAAAGATGAAAAGTATGCCAGTAATAATCATACCTTTTAAGGACAACAAACACTATTCCTCTGTAGAGG